AGCAACCGCTGCTCCATCTACTGATGTATATGCTTGCCATCCAATATCTATTGTTGCTGAACTAGCAACGATATTGCAATAAAATCTAGATAAACCACCTATGATTTTAACTTTTCCTGCTGGGAGTTTTCCCAACACGATCATTGATCCTGCATCACCGACACCACTTTGATTAAAAGTAAAACTTAAAGTTCTTAATTTACCTTTATCATTTACTGCGTCAGCAGTTACAAGAGGAGTAGCTATTGTGTTAGCGTATTCTGTACTATTTTGTGTTGTTACAGCCATGTCTATATACTCCTATTACTCTGTACAAGCAATTTCAACCATTTTTTCGTCTTCTACTCTCGTAGCTCCGATAGTCATGGATAAAAATACTTGTGTTGCATAGTTCTTATCTGCTCTTTCAGATATCTTTGTAGATATATCTGATCCAACAGCAAGACCTAATGCTGATTGATTGAATGCTAATACTGCTCTATTGCCATCTGCATCTGTTCCTAGTCTTTCAGTTCTGATAAACTTGAAACCCATGAAAGTGTCAATTTGACCTTGTACTAACGCTTTTACTGAATTAAAATCAGCAGAAGTAATTTGAGTAATTGCTAGCAAATCAGAAATTTGACCTGCTGTACATACAACAAATTTTTGTTCGTCTGGATCAGTTTCAGCTGCATCTAAAATTTCTTTAGCAGAAATTAATTTTGCTACTGATAATCCAGCTGAACCATGAGCAACTTTTTGTGCTGCTGGTAGAGCAATTGTTGTTCCACCTGCTACTCCGCCAAGTGCATTGCCTGTAGCTGCCGCAATAATTGCGTCATCCATTGCTCTGCCCATTGCGAAAGCACCCGCTTGTGCATATTCAGATTGTGGAGATATAAGCATTCTTACTTTATCTTCTTGGTCAATCAAATCTGCCCAATCGTAATCGTTCATTGTAACTTTTCTTCTACTATGGGGAGTATCTACTCTCGGAGTATCAGAATGTCTGCTTGTTCTTAATTGTGCCGCAGTTGACCCAATTCTTTCAAAAAAATGTGATTTTCCTGTTACTGTTTCAGTTTTAACCGCACTTCTTAATCTAGAACCTTTTTGTTGAGCCAAATGAAACACGTTACTTTTGTATTGTTCTACAAAAGCTGTTGTTATTTGTGTTGACATTTGTTTTAGTCCTTATTTAAAAGTTAGAAATAGGGGGAGTAATAAAAATTATTAATCCATATTCCATAAATCGGTCTTTATCCTTGCGGGAAACCTTATCGTAAACGATACGATCATATCGGAAGTTTAAAGCCAATCATGGCTACTTCTTCGTTTTCCTAAAAAGGGCGAATTAGATTTTGTTAGTATAACACAAATTTAACTTATTTGCCAAATCTTTTCTCATGTAGTTGACGCATATATTCAACTCTTTGTGAATTTTCTCTATGAGATTGATCGTGATAAGGGTCATCTGGATTATTAAATATTGCATCTATTTCAGCTTGTGCATCTAACGGTGAAGTAGCTAAAGTATTATGTTGTGTATTTTTAGCCATATCTTCTGTTACTTCTGCACCTAATCTAGCAAACATTTTTACTACAGCAGGATTGTTACCAGCTTCCGTATTCATTAATTCTCTAATTTCATCATCACCATAAACATCTAATGCTCTTTGTGCGGCTCTTACATTTTTATCATATTCATAGCCCCATTCTTTTTTTAAAGTATTTTCTGTTTCTTGTTTTTGTACTGCAATTTTACTTGGTTCAGTAGAAAGTTGATTATCAATAGATTTCATTTGAAAATCCATTATTGCTTTTACTTGATCGTTATTTAAACCAATTTGATGTGCTACATTTTTAAATTGTTTAACATCATCATCTTGAAAATAAGATTTATGAGTATCTGGTATATTAATTTCATATTGTTCAGAATTTTCTGGTCTGCCTAATTTACTATACAATTCAGATTTTTCTTCATCTGTTTTAGGTATTGGTATTCTACTACCTAATACTTTTTGCTGATGTACTACTGTTTTAGCAAGACTTTCAACATCTTTAAAATTTTGTAAAGTAGCATCATTTTTAAGTTCATCTGGTAATGATGATTTCCAATCTCCATTATCATTAGTTGCTCCTAAAACTGTTCCAGAACTAGTAGGAGTTATTGCTGTTTCATTTTCAAAAGATTTATCTACTTCGTTACTTAATGTTTCATTTGACATTTTTATTTTCCTTCATTAGATTTATTACTCTGATTAATACCGATCTTTGTCCTTCACGGTATGCTGTTTCATAAGGGTTATTTGAATATGAACTCCTATGATAATAAGCAGATTTTAAATCTGCTAATACTGTTTCACCTTCTTTAGATGCAAACGTAATATTGTATTGTGCTTTTAATTCTTTTAAATCGTCTTTTTCATCCGCCATATTAACCTGTCATATCAGACATACCCATATCATCAGCCATATTATCCATAGCTGTCTGTACGTTAGGGTCTGCTAGTTTTTTAGTAGCATCAGCTGATGTATTCATTGCTTGTGCTTCTTGTTGTGCTTGTTGAGCCATTTGTGCTTGTTGTTGTGCTTCTGCTGCCGCTGCTCTTATTTCTTCTACTTGTTCTGAACTTCTTAAAACAGTTTTAGGTACTCCTAATAATCTTGCTCTCATTCTAATAGCTTCGTCATGGTCTATGTTATCCATAATTGATGGATCAACTTGTCCAATGTTCATTGCTAATGTATATAATCTTTCAATAGCAACTGCTTCTTCCATTCTTTGAGAACGTGCTAAAGGCCCAACATATTCAATATCTATTTTACTGTCGCCAATAATTTCTGGTGCATCTTTAAAAGCACCTGCTCTAAACATAATTCCAAATACTCTTTCAATTAATGGATTTAAAAATTCAGTTTGGAAACGACCTAATGTTGGCCCAAGTAATCTTTGCATAAGTTCGTATCTAACTTGAACTTCTGTTGCTGTCATTTGTGGGCCATCTTGTAATTGTAATTGATCTGAATAATATGCTTGTCTAATAGCAGTTCTTAATTGGCCTTCTTTCATATCTGTAATTTGCCAATTAGCACCAATTTCTAATGGTTTAACTGCACCATCATGTCTAATAACTGTAATACCAGCAGGGGTCATTCTAACTCTACCAATTACTCCATCATCTTGAACAAGTAATGGTGGATCAATTGCTTTAGCCCAAGCTTTTAATCCAATTTCAACTGCTTTGTTTAAAGTTTTAATATCTGGTAACGCATTATAACTTGGTGATCTTCCAAAAATTTCACCTGTTGCTTTAGACCATCTAGGTACTAAATATGGAAACTCATTATAACCACCAGATCGTACAACCATTTTATCTTCTTCACAAACATGACACGAATGAAAAGGTAATTTAGTGTTTGATTTTCCTATTGCTCTTTCATAATCTTTTGTTGGTTCTACTCCATGAATAAAACTAAATTTTTTATCTGGTTTTTCTGTTGCTGCTTGTAAAACTTTTTCACCTAAATTTTTTTCTCCAAATTCTTGTACAGCTTGTCTAGCTGTTAATTTATATTTTCTATAAAGTGTATCTACTTTTCCATTTATATTTTCTTGAATATAATATTCTGCAATATGTAAAGTATTAAAATGAATTCCATCTTTTTCAAATCCTTCATTGCCTTCTTCAACAAAAATAGCAGCAGTTCCAATAGAACATAAATCTAAATATAATTCATGTACTTCTGTGTTAAAATTTGTATCGTTAAAATTATCATACATTCTACGACCAGTATCTTCTAACCAGACTTGTACATCTCTATCTTTATTTAAATTTTCATCTCTTAATTTTATATTAAACCAAGCTAGTGATGGAGATGTAAGTGTTCCATGTAAACTTGCAGCTAATAAATTGTTTGCAGTTATTGCTGTACTATCAAATAAAACTTCTGTACGTTTTTCACCTCTTGTTCTTAAAGTGGTAACGTCAGCTTTTCTTGGCATAACGTAATCAAGAATTTCTTGCCAGTTTGATTCCCACGTACCTCTATCATTGGCTAAAGCATCTACACGCTTTTTAATATACTCATATGTTGCCATGTTATTTTTTTTTCCATCCAGTTTTCATTTGAGCATAAGCTTTTTTAGAAACTGTAGATTTAGATTTTGGTCTGGAAGTGCCAGCAGCTTTTCTAGCGTTAATATTTTTAACCAAAGAATTTTTAGTGTAAGCCATATTATTTATTTTTTGGTTTAGGTTTTGGTTTAGGTTTAGGTTTAGTTGGTCTTCCTACTTTTGATCCGTATGTTCCTTGTCCGTATGGCATATTATTTCCTATTTGTTAATTATATTTTTTTTCCGCCTAATAATGTTTGTGATGTATCTGCTTCTTCTTCTACACCTCTACCACTTGTTAAAATTGTTCCATATTGGCCTCTTTTTTTTGTAGCTAACATTTTACCTTTTTCAACTTCAACTTTTGCTTCTGCGGCATTTGTTTTTTCCATGACAGAATTGTCTATTGGTGGTGGTGCTTGCATTGGTGCTTTTCCGCCCATAATTTATTCTCCTAAATCCATTTGCATTCTTGTTTTAACATACCGTATATAGCCGCATCAACAAAATTATTATCTATTTTCATAACTTGTCTTACAACGCCTTCTTTTGTCCAACCAGTTCCAGATAAAATACGTTCATTTCTTTTGTATCCATTTCTACAAACAGCTGTCATACGACCACAGCCGATTTGTTTAAAACCGTAGTCAAACACGTATCTTATATGTTTTCTGGAAAATAATCTAGGACTTTCTATAGCTAAATGTACATAAATATTATTGCCATCATAATCGGTAAATAAAAAACCACCTAATATTTTATCATCTTCTATAAAACCAATATAAGAATATTCATCAGCTATATCTGCACTTATATGACAAGCTTTTTTAAGATACTCACCAATTGGTTTTCTCCATTTGTCGTTTGTAACGACTTCAATCATAAATTATGCTTTTATTTTTTTTTTCTTACCCGCACCTAAAACAGTTTTAGCAACATTAGCATCATCTTCTAAACCTTTTGCAGAAGTCATAATTGTACTTCCACCATATCCAGAACCAGATAATTTTGCTTTTTCTTGTTTTACAGTATCTACAGGATCAGTTTTTTTTTCTGGTTCTGCTATTGCTGCTACTGCTTTTGCTGCTACTGGTGCTGGTGCTTGTGCTTTTGGTGGTGCAATTACTCTTAAAACTCGTCTAGTAATTGATCTTACAAATCCGCCCATTTTTTATCCTTTGTTAATTAAATACATTAAACTCATAATCTGATTGCGTTTGTAATCTTTCATATGTTTTTGTTCTAGCTTTTCTTAACGACATAACCGCATATCTCATAGCAGAAATAACGTCATCATTAGCTGGTACAATTTTACCATCTTTTCTATGATACATTCGCAATTCTTCAAACAGTTTACCTTGATTTTTAAAAATTTTCAACCTTTGTGTTTTAAATCTTGTATATAATTCTTGAATACCTGCTTCTACAGAATTACCTCCTGTATTTTCTTTCTGTCCATTTGCAGGTGGATTAGTAAAATGCTCTCTAGTCATATTTACGCCTTCTTCCCTGTATTGTTGTGTTAAACTTTTACCAGAACCTTTATCAGCTTGCCTTCCATCCATAGGCCATACTACAGGTATATATTTACCTCTCATTTTAATTGCAGATGCGTGAATAGGTACTGCTTCTTGCCTCATAGCATAATTATCATAAACATAAGCTGTATCTGTATCTCTATCCCAAGCAACCCATACTGCGGCTGTTGGGTGATCCCAGCCAAAATCTAATCCACAAATTTTTGGCCAATGATTTGGTATTTCTATTTCATCACAAATAATATCTTCTTCTGCAATAGGAAAAACTAAACCAGAACCTAATTGTGGTATTCCACGTTCTCTCATTTTTCTTTCGTGTGGTGGTAAAGCCGCTAAAATTTGATCTCTAACTTTTTTTGTCATATGAGGTGCGTCATCCCATCCTGCTGTTATTAATGCTTGGCCTGCTCTTAAATTATTTACAAATTGTGCAACTGTTTCTGTCATTCCGCTTTCTGGAGTAAACGTCATATATACTATTCCGCCTTTATCAGCTGTTCT